GAGGCGCGTCTTGATCTCCAGATGTTGCCTTAAGCCTAATTTGTTCAAACTTTGCAAGAACAGATCCGAATTTATCGAATGTTACTCCGGTTTCTCCTGCTAGAATTTGAAGCCTTTGAATCTGGTCGGTGCTTAGGTTGAGTTGTTCTGATAAATCTTGGATTTTATCTGCTGACTCAATTACGTTTTTTGTAAAAGCGGCAATCGCTGCAACTGAAAGAGCGGCTCCAAGTTTACTGGCAACCGCTCCTTTAAAAGTGGTTCCAAATCTTTCACCTAATCCCTGAGCGCGTTTGATTCCCATCTCAAATTGAGTGGAGTCAATCCCAAGCTTCACCAACATCGAGAGAATACCCATATTAGTTATCTTGTTGGTTTTGCCATATGGCTTCGCTTTGGTCGTCCCACAACTGAACCTGACCCATCATCTCTGCGTGAGCTAGAATCAGCCTTTCTGCGTCACCAAGAGGCATCCTGATAGCGTCGTCTGGTCCAATTCCGATATTGAGACAACCGACAAGCACTCGCTCCGTCCACGGCATTGCGGGACGCTTTGATTTGCTTCCAGCCTCCATCAGCACCTCGGGAGCGGTTGACTGCTCTTTGAGCCACAACTGGAACTTGTCGGACTCAACCATCAGATTCATCCGCTGAATCCGCTTTGACCACAACCATAGGAACAGATCCCTCCAGATGGATTTGATTGATCTAATGGACTCCAGAGGACGCTGTGAGCAAACAAGCACAGCCTCCGCTAGATCGTTAGATGTAATCTCACCACCTAAAACGTAAGGAGATCGAAGTCTTTGCAGCAATATCGCGTGTCCTACAGTGTAGGGGACAAGTCGAACCCCAAGCACCACTGGTGCTGGAGGTCCACTCTCTGCGAGTATTCTTGCAAGTTCTGACACGATTAAAGCGTGATCGCTGCGGTAGATCCGTTGATACCGGCGTATTTCACGCAAGGGAGACTGAGCATAGCCTTTCCAGACTGCGTAAACTTAAGGCTTCCACCTCCAATGTAAATCCAATCGCCATTAATAGAGTCGCTTCCTGTAGGGGGACTTCCCGCAGTGAAGGCTGCTCCGATAGATATTGAATCTGCCAACGTGACATTTACACGTCCGTTGCCATTGGGAATTATTGCAGCAAGTTTAGCAGCAGTGGCATCAACTCCACTTGGAATAATGTTAAAAGTAGCAGACAAGCGATCCCCCGCACTTACATTGGCAACCACTTCGCCAGATGAATTTTTTACCTGTTCGGTGTCGCATTCATGCGTAATGTCCATGCTCTCAAGAGTCGCAATTCCAGCGACCAAAGGGAGAAGATTTGCGGAATCGTAGACTTTGATGGTAGCTTTAGTCCCGTAGACTAGACCTAGACCTTTTGATGTTGCCATGTTTGGGTTTTATTGTTCGTTTGCTGCTGCGAAAATTGTCATGGATCGCGAAAAAGTTCTAGCTCTTTCGCTTATGTCATTGATGCCGAAATCTACAGGGACCGCAAATTGCGCGTTGAAGCCTCCAGAAGGATCGGTGTCGAGTGCGTCTAACTCAGCAATGTTCCCGTCAACGTAGAGGTATTGCAGGAGATTCTCAAAGATTTGAACAATCGCTAGAGCTTGAGCCTCCGAGGTATCGTCTGCGGATAACTGAAGCGTAGCGGTTATGTCTACCTCGCAAGTGCGGTCTAATGGATGAACTGGAACCGCAGTCGATGCGCGGACCACGATGCGCGGGAAACTTGGCATCTGATCCTCTAGATCTTGATCTGCAAACGCACCGTGACCGTAGCTAGTAAGACAAGTCGGAGTGCCAATAGGAGACGCAGACCAGTCTTCAGCGGCAAGCCAGTCAACAAGAGCGCGTTCAGTGCGTAGGGCCACAGCGTTCATGTTACTGTGATTCCTTTCGATTCAGACCCATCAAAAGCGGCTTGCAGTGCTGCGGCAATGTGGTTTTCAAGCTCACGCGCTTCATCGTTGTAGGCTTGTTGCATCGCTTTGCTGTAAATTCCTTCAACGGTCCCAACCTGATTGTCGGCCAAGCCAATGTTCATGCGGACATGGCTGGATGGATTGAATCCGGCTTTGGCGTTGAATGCGTAGGCGGAAGATCCTCGATGCATCGCTACATTCTCCTGCGGCAAACCGTATTGGTTGGCGAGATTGATCAACGCAGCGTTTCCTGCTACGGACTTTACACCAGCAGATCCCTTCTTTGCGCGTCGAGTTCCGCCAAACTGTTGAAAGGATGGCGACAGCTTCTTGATCGCTTTGGTTACAGCGGACTTGAGGTAACCAACACTACCAGCAGCGCGTCTGCGGAGCTTTCCCGCAGCATCACGCATATCTTGACCGTAGAGACCGGGTTTTCCAGCCTTCGCGTTTTTAGCTTGAGCGATCAAGTGAACCACTCGTAGCTGTCGAGATTTACCAACTCTCTTGCCGGTCTTCTTGTCAAAGCGATCCGCTCCAACAGGTCTGTTGAAGTAGTCCAGAATCTTGTTACGAGCCGCTTGGGGAGACTTTGGAGGCAACAAGCAGTACAACCGCAGCATTAAGAAAAACGTGCGAGCGTTGACGGCATCAGCAAGAGATCGCTTTGTCTTCGGGAGGTACTCCTTCCAAGCCGCATCAAACCTCGACGTATCAACTGTAACGGTTGGAGTCATTTGGTTTTAGAGCCAAGTTCAAGAGCATAGTAAGCTCCAGATCCATCCCTCTTTGCGGACATAATCCGCATCTGGCGACCGTCGTAAGTGAGGAGCCTTCCCACCACCGGAATCATCTTCCCGAAAGTCAGCAGCAAGCGATCTGTGTTTTCTTGCAATAGCAAGCTTCCACTCTCCTGCAAGAGCCGGTCAGCGGTGGAACCAACGTCACAAGACCAGACCGCAGCGTCAACGGTTACTAATGTTGAGTCAGCTAGTCGCCAGTCAGAAAACTTAACCAGCACTCGCGCTTGTACGTTGTCCTGAAATCCACCGGATATAACCGAGTTAGCGTCAGTAATCGCAGCGGGAAGACAGCGCACCAGCACTCCCTGCCACAAAAACGACGGGTTTCCCATCGCGCTCTGTAGCACAGACATCCCCAACTGGAGACTGGTTGCGATTAAATTCACGAAGTGAAGTAAGTGCCACTGACAATGAGTCGGGAGGTTGCTTGTAGGTGATCAGCAAGAGTAAATGCGTCTCCATTCTCAAAATGCGAAAGCTCGCAATAGCTAGTGCCATTGATAGCTCTAGCGATCACAGCGGTCTTGGCTTGATTGGTCCCGTTATCAAGCCAGACAGAAAACGCTGCTTCGTACAAAACCGGATCAGGAAGAGTCAATCGAAGGTTGCCGGTAGCACTACCAGTAACGGAATTGATCGTCAGATCAACAGTAAACGTGCTGACAAAACCAATTGAAGTATGTCGAGCAACGTTAGTAGTAAAAGCAAACGTGCGACCACCACCGGAATCTGTCAGTAGAGGAACCCACACTGTTGGAGAAACCAACGGGAGTGCAGCATACAACTCCGTAAAGTTGTCGTTCGCTTTGATCCAACTTCCGCGCAACGTATCACCGTTGTTGTCGTTTGCGGTTGATCCGACATTGATAACTTGTTGTGACATATCAATCTTTTGGCAATGCGTACCAACCTTCAGGAAGCGTTATGCGGTTGCTGGAGCGAACAGAAACGCCGTCCGCTCCTTTGACCCATACTTTGGCTTTAACGCTCTCAGCAAGCCTTACCGGCTCACCGTGAGGCACCATAACCACGCGAGAACCACAACCGCAACTAGCGATCAGACTCAGCAATACGATCCAGCAACTTCTTTTTGAGGTCTGGATCTCGTTTTGCATCTTCAACGGTGGGAGCTTTTTCAACGAAACTAGTCAGCCACTTGAGCAGAGCGGTTACGATCTGTTCGATAAAATTCACTCGGGCTTTTTGTCAGCGTCTTTGGCAGCGATCAACCCAAAGCCAATGGTCACAGCAGCAATGGTCGCAGCAAGATCAATGTTGGTCGTAGGATCACCATCAAACAATGCTTTGAGCGCACCACCAACAGCGACAAGTATTGCGCCAACGCCAGCGAGAGTTGTTTTCCAGTTCATTTTTTGAAGGTTTTGTACAGACCGATTGATGCTGCGACAAACGCTAAAACAGCAGCACCAAGCTGAAACCACTGAGTTAGTTGAGGAATAAAAGAAACCGCACCAGCAGCGGCAGCGGTCGCTAGAGAGATCCCAACTCCGCTGCTGTTGTTAGTGTCGGTTTGCATTACTCGGATTTAGGTTGAGCAGCGTTGA